CGCCGTAAATGTCCGGGTGAAATTTTTTAACAAGTTCTTTGTAAGTTGCTTTGATTTCGTCTGTCGTTTTCGCATTTTCAAAATAATTAGTCATTATAGCCGCCTTTCGTTTTTATCGTTCTTACATTATTAGTATAGATCTGTTTTTGATATTTGTCAATGACAATAATCTAAAATATTTATCAAATCAGCCGAAAGGCATGCCCTACATGAAAAATTCATATTTACAAAACTTAACATAATTTTGAATAAACAAATAAATAAAGCAGATTTTTTATAAAAAATTTGTCAAAATAATAATATCCGGGCCCCAAGAGCAAAAACCGTTTTAAAACAAATTTGTAAAGGTTTAGTTATTAAGGCATAAAAAACGGATATTTTTTGCTGTTTACGCGGGGAATATATGCAAAATAATAAGATAGAATGTTGTAATTATATTCAAAGAGGCAGAATTTATAATATTGCTTCAAATACATATTTAATTTTTATAGATGAGTGCTCTGTGTGCGGCCAGCCGATAGCAGAAATTAGACAAGGTTTGCCGCTGGGTAATTACAAAACACTATCACGCAAGGCGGGGAAGGCTGCCGAAAATCTTTATAAAAAATATGGGTGCGATAAATACAGCGCAAAATATAAAACTTTTTCGGGAACAAAAAGCAAAGAATATAATTTTATAAACAAATTCGGAACAATTTATAATTACAACGGTGTGCGCGTTGCGCCGCAAGATAAATTTTTAAATATGTCAAGGGAAGAAATAAACAGAGCCTTGAACAATAAATATTATTCAAAAGACAAAATAAAAATATAAATTTTCGGACAAATCTTTTAAAGTTAAATAAGTGTTTCCAAACACGCTACGGCTGCCTTAAAAAAGCAGCCTTTTAATTTAAGGAAAATTAAATGTTGAAAGCAATAATTAGAATGATTTATGTCGCTATGATGTTTTTTTTAGACGGAATGGGCCAAGTCATTTTTGATAATAAAGAAATTGTAAACTATAGCTTTTATGGTGCTACAAGAGTTAATGAAAAAGAACAAAAAAGAAATGTATTGCTTGAATATTTAAAAGAATGTCATAAAAAAACATATTCAGAGGCTAAAAATGGCAAAAAAGATAATAAAAAAGACAAAGACAACAAACCAAGAAATTAAATTAACGCCAAAACAAGAAAAATTTTGTCAAGAATATGTAATTTTAATGAACGGAACAAAAGCAGCCATAAACGCTGGCTACTCAAAAGATACAGCCTATTCAATAGCTTGCGAAAACTTGAAAAAACCTGAAATAAAAGCACGTATTGCAGAATTACGCAAAGAAATTGAAGAACAGTTTTATTACTCTCGTACAATGAGCTTTAAAAAACTCGAAGAAATACAACAAAAAGCACTTGAACAAGTAGGTTATAGCAAGTATGGCGAATACGAAAAACCTGATCTATTTGCATTTTTAAAAGCAGAAGAATTAAAAGGCAAGATGTGCGGATTATATGAACCCGAAATACAGCAGCAAGTTAATGTTAATTGTATGGGTAACATAAAGATCGGCGGTAAGACATTAAATTTAAAAGTAGGCAAAGAACCCATAAAAGATGATGAATGATGAATTTGAACTACCTGAATTTTTAGATCTGCCTGATAAGTTATTGCCGATAATAAGCGAAATAAACGACTTTGATTATTGGTTATTGTATGGAGGGCGCGGCGGCGGTAAAACACAAGGTATTGCACGCCTTATATTATGGATATGTGAACAAAGAGTAGTACGCGTATGCTGCGGACGTGAAACACAAAACACTATTGAAGATTCAGTATATAGAATTTTAGCAGATTTAATCGCACTTTATGATCTTGATTTTGATGTTTTAAGAACAAAGATTATACACCGCCGCACAGGATCAACAATTATTTTTAGAGGCTTCAGGGAACAAGGAAGCGTAAATATTAAAGGTCTTGAAGGTATCGACATATTATGGATAGATGAAGCGGAAGCAATAACTAAATCAACTCTTGATATAATTGTACCGACAATAAGACAAAATAACGCCCTTGTATATTTCACAATGAATAGACACGTAAGAAAAGATGCGGTTTATGTGGAATTTGCAAAAGATTCAGATTGCAAAGTTATTAAAATAAATTATTACGATAATAAACATTGTCCGGAAAATTTAAAACGCAAAGCCTTAAAATGTAAACAATCAAGCCCGTTAGATTACGATCATATATGGGAAGGAAACCCGTTAGATCAAGCAAGCGATTATCTTGTAAGTTCTTCAAAACTTGACAAGGCCGCAAAGATCGAAAACATACCAAAAGAACAATACAACAAGATTAAATGTATGGCGGTTGACTTATCAGGGAATGGCGGCGATTTATGCGTAGCAACATTAACAGAAAGCATAAGCAATACACATTTTAAAGTAACGCAAAGGCAAGAATGGAACGAACCCGACACAGACATAACAAAGGGCAAGATAATAAACTTATATTCTATGTGGCAGCCAAACATTTTAATCCTAGACGCAGACGGTATGGGCTATCCTATATTTGTTTCAGTTCAAAAAGCAATACCAAAATGTTTAGCGTTTCACGGATCCGGCAAAAGTTTTAGGCAAAATGCTTATAATGCAAGGGCTGACGGATATTTAACATTAAAAGATTATATCGACAATGAATGGCTTGAGATTCCACAAGACGACACAAGAGAACAAATAGAATTTACCAAAAAAGAATATAGGCCAAATGGCTCGGTAATAATTCAAAAAAAAGAAAAGTTAAAAGAGGAAATAGGCGAAAGCCCTGATAAAGCAGACAGTTTAATGATGTCTATTTATGGACTTAATTATTTTTCATATATGGCAGAAGCCAAAGACGAAGAAAACGAAATAGTATATATGGATACAAGTTACGAACCATTTTAGATAAAGGAGGAAAAAAATATGTGTTCACCCTCAGTACCTTCAGCCGCAGCAGCACCGGTGCAAGAACCTATTGCAGCACCGACGTATGCAGATGCAAGCGTAGAAAAAGCGGGAGCAAACCAAAGAGGACAACAAGCCTCAAGAGCAAACAGAAATATTAGATCTACACAACTTGGAGTTACAGAAGATGCAGTAACAAACAAGAAAACTTTGTTAGGTGAATAATGGAAAACGATATAAAACTTGATAAAGCATATTTTGAAAGCAGAAGGGCTGAACTTGAAATAGCTTACAACCAAATGAAAGCAGATTGGCAAGAATTAGCTGATTATTTTTTGCCGCGTTCAGTTAGGTTTTTAGTAAGGAATGTAAACAAAGCACCAGCCAAAAACAAAAAAATTAAAGATAGCGCAACATTAAAAGCAGTCCGCAATTTTTCATCAGGTATGATGTCGGGAGCAACAAACCCCGCGACAAATTGGTTTAGAATCAGAATCAAAAACTATGATATAAAATACGATTGGGCCGTTAAGAATTGGTGCGCATTAGTTGAAACTATTATAAAAGATGTATTCAATGCCTCTAATTTTTATCAGAAATTGCCTTCAGCTTATAAACAGCTCGGCGTTTTTGCACTTGCAACAATAGCACTTGAAAGCGATATAGACACAGTAGCAAGAGCAAAACTATTGCCTATTGGCTCATATAGATATGCAAAAAATGAAGCGGGAATGGTTGACACAATGTGTCGTGTTTATATGGAAACCGCAAAAAATCTATATTCAAAGTTTGGCGAAGAAAATGTATCAGAAGCAGTTAAGAACTGTATTAGAAACAAACGATATGAAGAACTATTTGAAGTAGTGCATTTTGTAGAACCGAATGCAGAATACTTGCCGGATTCAGTATGGGCTAAGAATAAAAAGTTTATATCTGTTTATTATGAAGTTGACGGCGACAAAGAAAAATTACTATCAAAAAGCGGTTTTGACAAATTCCCGTATGTTGTCTTTGAAGGCGATCCAAACGGCGAAGATGTTTACCCGACAGAAGGATGCGGAATTAACGCATTACCTGACGCAAAGCAATTAATGTCAATGGTAGTGGATGAAGGCAAGATCATTAAAAAGATATGCTCACCACAAATGAAAGGCCCGGCAGAATTAAAGAATAAAAAACTTACAGATCAGCCGGCAACATTTACAGAAAATAACCAAAACGGCGACGGCTTACAACCTATTTTTCAAGTGCCGCCGCAAGTTGTTACACCACTAGAAGCATTGCTTGAAGCTAAAAGACAATCCATTTATGAACTATTTTTTAATGACTTGTTTGCAATGATTTTAAATACAGCCGATAGAGGAAGAACGGCAACCGAAGTCAATGAATTAAAAGAAGAAAAAATGGTATTGTTAAGCCCAATATTAGAACAAGTACATAGCGGACTAAAAACAGTTATGGAATGGATTTTTGCAGAATGTATGCAACGCGGAATTATACCGCCTCCACCTTCACAAATTGCAAACGGTGAACTTGAAATAGAATTTGTTTCAATGCTTGCACAAGCTCAAAAAGCTCAAAAGATTTCAGCAATGGAAAGATTTACAACATTTACAATTAACCTTGCAAATGCTATCGATCCGGCTTTAGTTAAGAAATTAAACGGAGCAAAGATCATAGATGATTATGCAGACTTTATAAATATCAATCCTGAACAGGTAACACCAACAGAAGAAGTGGACAAATTCAGGGAAGAACAAGCGAAGAAACAACAACAAGCAGAACAAATGCAACAACTTCAGCAAGGTTCTGAAATGATTAAAAATGTCGGAGGTGCTGACGCTTTCGGCGGTGAATTAATGGCAAGAATAGGACTTTAGTTAATGCTTGATGATGAACATTTAAAAGAAGCCTTTACTAATGCAATAACCAGTTCTAAATATACTGAAGAACTTTTAATGCACTTGATTGAAAAATCAGGATGTTTCAGGCAAGGGCTTGCAAAAGACGATAGAACAGAAAACTACAACAGGGGCTATGGCGACTTTGGACTTTATATTAGAAGTTTATTTTTGCAATATGCGCCTAAAACATATTTAGAACTTATAGAAAGGACAAACGAGAATGACACAAGAGATTAACGAAACAACAGGACAGCAAGACACACAGCAGCAAGAAAGCAACTTGGGCGGGGATATTTCAAATATTCAGGAAGGACAACAACAGCAACCACCTGAGAACCAACAACAACCCGATCAAAAACAAGACCAAGGACAACAGCAACAAAAACAAGAAGGGCAGCAACAAGAAAATGAACTTTTTGGAAAGCCCGAAACTTATGATTATAAAGATGTAAAATTGCCCGAAAATATGAAACTTGATGAAACTATGGCGGGCCAATTTAACGAATATGCAGCAAAGCTGAACTTATCACAAAAAGGTGCCAATGATCTTATGGCAATGGCGGTTGAACTAACAAAGACTACACAGCAAAAGACTGTCGAATCTCTAGGGAAACTTCAAGATGCAAAGATTCAAAAGTACAAACAAGAGCTAAACTCTGATAGTGAAGTTGGCGGAGCTAATTTAAAAGAATCAATAGCAACGGCTAATCTAGCTTATGATGCTTTTTTTGCAGATCAAGAAATGCGCGATATGATCGCACAAGTGGGATTGAACGTACATCCGAAATTTGTAAAAGCTCTAAAAGCTATTGGTTCACAAATGAAGGAAGATAAAATACATTCTTCAGGTAATCCAGCGGCCGAAAAGAGAAACCGTGAAGATATTTTGTACCCTTCAATGAATGATTAATTATTTTTATAAGGAGAAATGAAAAAATGGCAACATTAGGACAAAGCTATTTAAACTTAGCAGACAGATACAAAAGAGAAGAAAACGGCGAAGCAGCAGCTACCATTATTGAAATGATGAACGAATCAAATACAATAATGCAAGATGCTAACGCTTTAGAATGTAACGACGGAACTAACCATTTAACAACAATTAGAACCGGCTTACCTTCAGCAGAATTTAGAAGACTATATGGCTACGTTGCACCTTCTAAATCAACAACCGCACAAGTAAAAGATCCTACTGGTATGTTAGAAACATATTCAGTAATTGATAAAGATCTTGTTGATAAAGCAGCAAACCCAAAATTATTCAGATTGTCTGAATCACAAGCATTTATTGAAGCTATGAATCAAACAATGCAAAAAACATTCTTCTATGGAAACTCTAAAACAGACTTAGGAGCTTTTGACGGTTTAGCTGTAAGATATGGCAAATTATCTACATCTGATAAAAATATTGGCTATAACATTGTTAATGCCGGTGGTTCAGGATCCGATAATACCTCAATTTGGTTTGTAACTTGGGGTGATCTTCATACCTCTTTAATTTATCCGCAAGGAACTAAAGCCGGTATGCAACATACTGACGACGGCATACAAACTGAAACAAATGCTTCAGGCGGTAAAAGAAAAGTTTACCAAGACCACTATAAATGGGATGTTGGCGTAACTGTAAGAGATTGGCGTTCAACTTGTCGTATTGCAAATATTGACGTATCTGATTTATCAGGCGGCAGCGCTGCTGATTTAATCGAAGCAATGCGCAAAGCATACTACAAGATCAATCGTTTTGTTGGCAACGGTAAAACTGTTATTTACTGCAACACTAATACATTATCTTACTTTGATAAACAAGTTGATGCAAAATCTAATATTCAATTCTCATATCAAGAATACTTAGGCAAGAAAAATCTTACTTATAAAGGTATTCCTATAAGAGAATGTGATCAGATTTTAGACACAGAAGCACAAGTAGTTTAGTAATATGAAAGGATAACAAAATGATTTTAGATAACCAATCTTTATTTTCAGACGCACAAGCTGTTACAGCTTCAGCAGCGTCAACAAACGTAATAAAAGTAAATGGTGATATTGGCAAAGGTGAACCCGTTGAAATCTTGGCGCAAGTTGTAGCGGCTTTTGCTACTTGTACATCCGTTAAAGTTGGTGTACAAACTGATGATGCGGAAAACTTTGGATCTGCCGTAACACTTGTAGAAACTCCGGCTATTGCTGTTGCTTCTTTGGTGAACGGTTACAAATTCCCGCTTAAATTCTTACCTACGGGTATCAAGAAATATTTAAGACTTTATTACACCGTTGCTGGCTCAAATGCTACAACCGGCAAAATTACTGCTGGTATAGTTGACGGAGTAAATGAAGGACATCACGTTTAGCAACTAATAACATTGTAGGGGGCGGAGCAATTCGCCCTCTTTTTGAAAGGTGAAAAATGGAAACAGTAAAAGAAGCAGAAAAACCAAAATTAACGATTGATAGCTGGGAAGTTGACGACGCTTTAAGAACTCTTACAAGAGCAGAAGAAATCAAACAAAATAAAGAGCTTATGGATCTTGTAGCGAAAAAAGCAGCAATTCAAAAGAAGGTTACAGACGAACTCACAAGCAGAGCAGACAAATTATATACAACTATGAAAGGGTAAACAAATGAAAATTAAAGTAATAAGAACAGCTTGGTATGACAATCAATTATTAGATCCTGACAAAGATACAAATATCATCATAGACTATGTAGGCGATAAATGCCCGTCTTGGGGTGAAGCATTAGAACCCGTTATAGAAAAGACCGGCAATGGTGAACAAACAACTAAAATCAAAGTAAAAGATTTACCTGAAGAAGAAAAAGCTGCATTACTTGAAGAAGCTAAAAACGTAGGTATTGAAGGCAATCAAATTTTAAGCTGGAATGTAGAAACTTTAAAAAATAAAATTCAAGAAAAGACCGGCAATGGTGAAGAATAATGGGCTATCAAAAAATAGATATTTATAAACTTACATTAAGAAATTTAGGCACTTCAGACGATATACAAAATATCAACTTGGGATCAAGAAATTGTATGATCCTGAACCAATATTATGAAACTGCAAAAGATAAAGTTTTAATGGATCACGATTGGAACTTTGCAAGTACATATAGGATTTTAAGCATTGCTAGTGA